GGTTCGGAAGCTGAAGCTTTGTACCAAGCGATGGAAGTCCTTAACTTCTCCCGCAAAGGTAACTCAGCCGTGATTCGCATTATGTCGGCTATGGTTCCATTCTTTAACGCACGTGTACAAGGTCTTGACATTCTGTATCGCTCAGGCTGGGGCAAGATGGCTACTGAAAACAAAGAGGCAATTCAAAAAGCCTTTATGTTCCGTGCCCTCACATTGCTAGGTTTGTCTGTTATGTATTGGGCAGCGGTATCTGATGACGATGAATACAAGAAACTGACCAAAGAAGAACGTGATAATTATTGGATTGCGCCTGGTTTTGAAATCAATGGCAAGCCATTCCGTTTCCCAATCCCATTTGAATTAGGTGTGGTGTTTAAAGTCATACCTGAGCGTATCCTTGAGTATAACTTTGGCACAGATACTGGCAAAGATTTGCGTGATTCATTATTGCGTAATGCAATGTCCACCCTATCGTTTAACCCAATACCACAGGCGGTCTTGCCTATTGTAGAGAATATTGCTAACTATTCATTCTTTACTGGGGATCCAATTGTCAGCCAAGGAATGCAAGGTATTGCTCCACAATTCCAAGCTAACCAATCTACATCTCAATTGGCTAAAACTTTGGCGGCTAGTATTAATTCCACATTGCCAGAGGATATGAAAATTTCTCCAATTAAAGTAGATAACTTTATTCGTGGTTACACAGGCACGATGGGTACATACGCAACAATGATGATTGATTCCACATTGACTAGCGAAGGCGATCCAGCAAAAGCTACCAAACGTTTGGAGCAGTTGCCAGTAATTAAACGTTTCTTTGCAACTGATACTGGGACTATTGCCGCATTTTATGATTTAAAGAGTGAAGTTGATATTGTTGTTCAAACAGTCAATAACCTTGCCCGCACAGGAAATCAAGATGATTTGAAGGAATACCTTAAAGACAATCAAAAACTGTATGGTTTGAAGAACTACATCAATGTTATTGATCAAAACATGAAGCAATTAAACAACATGACCAAAATTATTAACCAATCCAAAACAATGGATGGCGATGAAAAACGGGTTGCTTTAGACAGAATCCATGATGCTCAAATTAAATTGACTGAACGTATCAGAATATTGAAAAAACAGTATGAATAATAACAAATATGTCATATTATTGTCGTAACTTATTGTTGTAATTCAATACTTTACGGAGGCTTCTTGTGGCAAGTTATTATCTTACTGACGATCAATTTATAGAATCATGGAAAAAAATAGGTAGTCCGCAAAAATTTGCAGAAAAACATGGCATGGATGTACGTTCTGTATATAACAGGCGAAGATCCATTGAATCTAGATTAAAGATTGAATTACCCACATCAGACGACAATAGGTATTCTCCAGTACGCAAATTAGAGCAAGTTATTGGCAACGCTAGACGTGGCATGGATATGGAAAAGGGCAGAATAGTAGTGTTCTCAGATGCTCATTTTTGGCCCGATGACTACACTACTGCCTACAAAGCTTTATTAATGATTATTAAAGAGTTTAAACCCAAGGTTGTTATAGCCAACGGAGATGTTTTCGATGGAAGTCAAAATAGCAGGCACCCTAGAATTGGGTGGACTCATAGCCCCTCAGTCCGAGAAGAGTTGGAAGCCTGTCAAGAGTTTATGGCGGGCATAGAAAGGGTGTCTACAGGCGCTGAATTGGTGTGGACAATGGGTAACCATGACGCACGATTTGAAACCTTCTTAGCGGCTCAGGTTCCTCAATATGAAGGAGTATCAGGGTTTACCCTTAAAGACCATTTCCCGCTATGGAAACCTTGTTGGTCGTATTGGATTAATGAAGATACCTGTATTAAACACCGCTGGAAAGGCGGTTGGTCTGCTGGCAGGTCTAACAGTTTAAACAGCGGGGTAAATATAGTTACTGGGCATACGCACCAATTAACAATCCATCCGCTGACTGACTATAATGGAACGAGATATGGGATTCAGACAGGAACATTGGCTGACCCAAATGCAGAGCAATTTGTCCATTACACAGAAGATGGTGCAAAAGATTGGCGGTCAGGATTTGCCTTGTTGTCGTTTGAACGAGGTCGGTTAATACTGCCAGAATTAATCCAAGTTTGTGGAGAGGATGAATTTGAATTTCGTGGCTGCATTAACCAAGTTTAAACATGAAGCTTACCCCGTCAATCCTTCGCAATTTATATTCAGCAATCTACTGCATGAAGCCGTTTGATCGCTGGAATATGCCTTTGCCTGAGCAAATTAGTTTTATAGTTGACCAAGACCCAGAAGTAATGGGAACCTACCTTTATGATGATGGAGAGCAGTTTGAACATGTCATCACCATTTCAACCAAAAGGTGTGGTCATTTAGCGACAGTTATTAGAGTGCTTTGCCATGAATGCGTTCATATGAGCCGTTGGAAAACCAATAAGTGGTCACATCACGATGCCGAATTCCGTAGGCGCACCAAAGTTATTAGCGATGAACTAGGTTTCGATCCGTTGGAATTGTAAAAAAGGGGCTTTTGCCCCTTTCTTTACTTCTTCTTGCTATACAAGTCTTTCCATGTATCTAATACGCAGTTGTACCAAAACTCATACATCTGCTTCGTACGATCTAATACTTCTTCAAACTTTTTGTATTGCTCATCAAATGTAAACATAATGATCTCCATAGTTTATGTTGCGGTGCAACAATTGTAGCATATGTTTTATTTGGAAGCCATCATATACAAACCCACATTAGCGCCAGCATAACAAGCGTAGCAAATACACATAGGAAAGTTACCTTTGAATCCTTGTTCAACTGCGATATACGCATAAATTAGCCCAGTTAGAATAATTAGCCAGCTACTCATTTCTATGTGATTCTTCTGTAGCACGATAAACTTTTGCAACCAGCCTTAAAACATAACTTAGGTCGTTTAAACTTAGTTGCCCCATAAGCTGGATAATTTTCATTACCGCAACGTCATTGTCTAAAGATTGCGGTTTTACTATTGTTTCAATCATTTGGTAATACCTCCGTATACTTGTGTTTCAAGGTGTTTAACTTGTTCTCTTAATAAATCTAAATCAGACTGTTGAAAATTCAAAGTTGGAATAACCTCTTCTTTTACTAATCTTGCAATCTCGCTGATATTTTTGGCATTTGCTAAAGCCTCAGCTAATTGGTGTCCGTTCATTTCTCTTGTGCCTTTCCATAAAACATCTGCTTGCTAAACGCTTCTAACACCGCCTGTTTTGTTTTGTCATCAGGTATTTCTGCCAACGCTTCATTAATGGCATCAAGCAATACTTTGCCGACATCTTTTGCTGGAATTATCGTAGCCATTATTTCTCTTGTGCCTTTCTTAGTATTGCTCTAGCAAATTCAAATATGTCCAAATCTTTATTTCCATTTGTTTTCTCAAGATACATATTTAAAATTTCACCATCTGTTAATGTCTTTGCTGGATGGGTATAGAGTGGAATTAAATCAACATTCTTAGATTTGTAATGCTCTTGCATAGTTTTATTTTTGATAAAAGAATGTTCACCATTCTCTCTTTCTAAAAGCCAAAATACTGGTTCATTGTTCATTTTCTGCCCTCATACACTTGGTGGAGGGAACTTGGCTGATACCATTTCCAAGAGTTCCTCTTCTGTCGTTTTAAAGGTGCGCTCAAATTGCTTTCTACCCATTCCGTGAATACTGGAATTTCCTCGATGATGTTCGGGGCAGAGCGGGATAACAGGAGACTTGCTTCGTATGCCACCTCTTCTAATGTGATGCAATTCCGCTGGAGTCCCTTCGTAGCCGAGGTGGTAACAAAGGATGCAGCCAAATCTCGCCAATTTTCCATAGTATTCCTTTTCTTTTTTAGTAGCCATGCTCTAGTGCCTCTTGGGGCACAAAATAAGCCCAACGATTAGTCTTCTGTCGGTCTTCCCAATATTTCTCTTGCTTACCATCTTTGGCAAGGATTGATCCCGCTAAACGATATTGTCCGTTTACACCCACTAATAAGTAAAAACGTACATCATCTTCGTCACTTGGATGAAGTAACAAACATCCAGACTCCCAACGAGTTGACCTAACGTTTACACGACCAACGTCTAAATCACCCGTTTCTCCTTTTGCCCAAAACTTGCCCAAGTGTTTAGCCAAAGCACACTCAGCTAATGCACCCTCAATATTAATTTGCCAATCAGTTTCATCTTCTGCGCCATACCTAGGTTTGGTTTTACGAACAATGTTCTCTACCATCCTTTGGCATCCCACAAAAGCCGCCATCTGAATTTCAGCCCCCGATAAACTAATTTTCATTTAATTCTTCTGGCTATTTCACGTTGGACATACCACACGGCTTTACGCAAATCTTCTACGTCATTGCCTTTTTCATCTGCCCGCCATATGTATTTGATAGCGTTACCAAGATTAAATCCCATGTGTTCTGTAATCTGAATACATTCCACCCCCGATGGGTGGCTTGTGTAATGTTTTGGATGATTAACCATGTCTTTTTTAACAGTCACAGTGTCATCGCTATGTTGAATCCAACCAACAAAAGGAATTGGCTCTCCGTCTACCCAATCAATTTTATTTTTCATTTGTTTGCCAATATAAGAATTAAAAGAATACAACCCACTGCAAATCTATACGCAACATTTAACCAATATTCTTTTTTTAATCTATCAGGATCATAAATTAAATAAGACTGCAATCTAAGCATGTCAGGATCTTGCTCTACATACTTAGGCTTTTGATAATACTTTCCAATTTGAATCCCAGTAGATGTCGTGTAAGGAGTGTTATTGGGATGACATTGTTTCTGTTGTTTCTTAGTTAGCTTGTCGGTATTAAAAAGTGACGCAGCAATTTCTTTAAGTGTTTCTGCATTTAAACGATCTTCAGTTGTAAAAGTTGTCATGTTAATCTCTAAAAGTTAATACTGGTTTATCTAAACAATCTATTGCCCATTCAATGTATTGCCTAATTTCAGCAATGTTTTCACCGCCTATGGTTGCGGGACAATGACCTAAAGGTTTACCCACTTGGTCATAATAAACTTCTCGAATTTCAATGTACTCATCATCAGGAAATTCTGATTCCATTTTTACTAAACGCAAATTCCAAGTCATTTCTTACATTTCCTTTGAACATTAATGGGATCTTTCTTGGTTACTTCAGAGCAAAGATAAACAGGCTCTTTCATAAACATTTCAACCCCAACATATATAAGATTAAAAAAAGCAATAAGAAATAGGGTAAACCCTACAATAGCAAAAAATTTCATTTTCTTTTATTTTTCAATGTGGTTATGAAATGGACAATCGGAAAACTTTTGCTTTTGTTTTGAAATTGTTTTGTATTTTTCTATAAAAGATATGCGCCCTTGGTTTTCTCTAAGTCTTTCAATTTCTTCTTTAGAAACCAAATGTCTAACCACTTGAATTTTATTTTCCGTCATAGGGGTTATATGTACTAAAACTTGCCCTTGTTTTAAAGTATATATTTTTTGTTCATTTAATTTTAATACTAAATTTACATGGGTTGTTCCTTGCTTTAAATAATTAAGAATTCCTGGCACTATTTTTAAATTTATATTATCTTCATTAAAATTATATAAAGGCTGTGACCAAACCCAATTGATATTTTCTTTTGTTCTTAAAAACCAAGGAGAGCCTATTTTCATATGACCATGATTTGGTAAAAAACCTTTTGCCTGATTTTGAATAGGGTGAATTGTTGCATTGGTATTTCTATCAGCAAATTGCCATTGGTATTGGGTTCCATCTACCTTTATATATAAGTCTGACCATAAAGGTATCGCTACAGAATTTCTATAGTAATCCACAAGACCAACGCAAGTTTTCATTGTAGGATAAGGAAAAAAATCATCCCCTTCATATGCTTGTTTTGGTAACTTCCGCCACCATTCTGGTATATGTTTTGTAGCCAATTCAATTGGCGCTGTTTCTAACAAAAGTTTAGAATCTACAAAACAATCAAGCACAATTTTCTTTTTTGGAAATTTAAATATCATTTTTTACTTGCTTTCTTTGCCTTTTTCGCCAAAGGCTTCTTTTTGGTTGACCGAATTCTAGGCTTGGGTTGAATAGATGTTTCAGTTTCGTCATCTCGAACTTTGTATTCATCAATTGCTTTGGTAAGCATAGCAACAATTCCCCATTGGACGAGGACTTCAAGTCCTTGTTTATCAAAGTTAACTTCAGCGTTGGCTGATCCATCTTTATTCTCCTTAATTATCTTTACTGATATTTTCATCTTCATTTTCCTTGTTAACAACCTCTACCACATAAACACCATCATCAAGTTTTTCTATTTTGGCTTTTTTCTTTTTACCAAAAATAGCCTCAAAGTTGTCCGCAAATTTTTCTAAATCAACACAAAATGGTTTTGTCATAACTTCTCCTCTGGCTGAGTTAACGCTTCAAAGCAATGTTTTTCATACAACATTTTATCCACTTCAATGCTATATGCATCACGTTCCATTCGCAGTTTATCTATAGTAGTTTTATGACTGCTGGTAGATGCATTCCATGCGGTTTGCCAAGAAAGCCATAACCATTGCACCATATGATCAGTAACTTGCTCATTCTTTTCATCAAGTAATTTTTTTCTTTTAGCCCACAACAAAAATTCTTCTTTCATAACATTCTAAATCCTGCCATAAAAACATTTACAAGAAATGATGATGCAACACCCATTAAAAATAACCCAATAAAAAATGCAAATACAAGTACAAACCATAAAAATATTTCATACAAAAGCCCACAAACTGCCCCTAAAATTTCTTTCATAGTAACTCCAATGATGGTTGTTTAAGTCTTTCTTTTTGTAACACTTTGTAATCTTCGTTTAACTCGCAGCCAAGGTATAGCCTGTTTAAACGTTGAGCAACGGCAGCCGTAGTTCCAGATCCCATAAAAGGATCAAGCACTATGTCACCGACCCGACTACCCGCCATAATGCAAGGCTCAATTAACTCAGGGGGATATACCGCAAAGTGTGCCCCTTTAAAAGGCTTAGTAGTAACAGTCCATACAGACCGCTTATTAGCCGTTTCATAAGACTTTTCTAGTCCCGAATGGGGGCTAAGACCCGATCCTTCGTTGTGGTATTTGCCATCGGATCTATCTCTTGTTCCCCAATCTTCTTTAACTGGCTCTTTAATAGCCTCGTTATCAAAATAATATTTAGAATTCTTAGATAATAAAAAAATATATTCATGGTTTTTTGTACACCTATCTCGCACAGACTCAGGCATGGGGTTAGGTTTGTGCCAAATAATATCTTGGCGCAAATACCATCCCTTGGCTTGCAATGCAAATGCTACCCGCCAAGGAATACCAATCAAGTCTTTTTCTTTCAAACCCTCTTGCCTATTCCCACGTCTAGCGCAATTTTGCGGTAAGTCCTGTTCAGTATTAGCAATAGTTTGCTTAACCAGCGACTGCCCTTTTCCTGGTCGATAGTTGTAATAACTGTCTCCAAGGTTTAACCAAACAGTACCCGAATCATCAAGTAAATCCCAAACATGGTCAAAAACATCCACAATAGCATCAACGTACTCTGCCACAGTAGCTTCAAGTCCAATCTGTCCTTTGTTTCCATAGTCCCTTAATCCAAAGTAAGGGGGAGAAGTCACACAAGTTTGTACCTTGATGCCTTCATCCCGCCATTTGCTCATAATTTGTCGGCAATCGCCAAACTCAATGACGTTCACGTGTATGTCCTATGCGGTTGCCATTGTTGTCAAACACGTTAGTTACCCCATAAGAATTGGTAACTTCGTAACCAACACGCTTACCATTGTCATAAACCCCATTGGTTGAGTTGTAGTTGTACTCAGAGTTCTTAAAGTTGTAAGGCGAGTTGTTAAAGTCATACGTGGTATTCGCAAGATTGTATTGGCTTACATCATAGTTATATGCATTGTCTTTCCAAGGCACTTGTGCCTGTGTTTGCAATACATAAAACATTAAAACAAATAAAACTTTTTTCATTTAGCTTTCCTCGTTCTTTTTTTAATAGACACAATACCTTCTTCATCTTTCATGTTTCGATATTCCAACATTTTTTGCGCCCTTGAATAAGCCTCCATTGCATCTTCATGGTGGTTAGATAGAATGTTTCCTCTGATAATAATTCCTACCAAACTTAACATTGCACAGGCATCAATAAAGTCTTCATCGCTCACGATTTTGCATCCTTAGTTTCACGTAAAAAGTTTTCAATTTCATCGGTTAATAACTTCGCTACAGTTTTTCCCGATGGAAATGCTAACTTTGCTCCATCCGTGCTGTTGATAATTCTTAATGCCTCGTTTAAACCATGATTAAATCCTTGGTTAAATGGGTCGTCACCACCAGACATACGCATTCGGAAAGCTTCCCTCGCCAATTGACTGACGTTGGTCTTTTCTTTTTTTGCATAGTTTTGAATCTTGGTTCTTTCCGATGGATCAACATAAACCATGAGTGGTACAACAGTTTTAAAACGGCTCATCTTCTTCGCTCCACTTTTCGTACTCCGCTAACATCTTGTCAAATTTTTGTTGTGCTACCTTGTTTCCGTTTAACTCAGTGCGAGAGCCAATGTCACAGATCGTGCGGATAGCTTCAACCGCATCATCTTCGCCATCAATATCTAATCCATGTATTTTATTAAGCCAAATATGGAACACCCTAGTTTTACCTAAGATGCCCGCTTGCTTAACCCGATTGTCATAGTGCTTGGCAGTTTCGTTGTCCTCAATCCGAACCATCGCAACTCCATACCTAGCCCCAACAAAATCCCGCATTAGTTCATCGGGGATCTCATCAGGGTGGATATTCAGAGTTAAAACAAATCCAGTTTTGTCTTGCTTAAGAGCAACCTTTATCGCCTCAAACTGAAGAGCGTTCATTTGTTTTTTCCAATTGATGTTCAAGGTAAGAAATCACCGCTTGATAACCAATTGCTTGGTGTTCAAGATTGGCAATGTTTTTGCGTAGATCACTAGCTTTAACCATTAATTCAATATGGGCTTGCAACAATTTTTCTTCCCGTGCTGCGGCATTAGGCTGTTTAAACGACTTACGTGCCGCTGCGGGTTTCTTTTTGTTTGTAGAACCCAAAGGTCTACCACGTCTTTTCTTTAATGGAAATTTAGAAGGGGATGTCATCGTCTAGATCCTCTGATTTAGGTTGTGGTTGTGCCTGACCTTGCTCTCTTGGCTTTTGTGCTTTTAATTGCAAATAAGTATTGCCCGCCTTGGATGTTTGTTTCCATCCCGCCAACTCCACTTTGATGGTGTTATTGATGACTTCGTAATCGCCTAGATCCAACGTGACTGTGCCACGATAATCAGGGGCTTTAGGATTGGTTTTTGTTTTGTTAGCAAAGAATGATCCTGTGTTTGGTTTTTCTTCGTATGGTTTATCGTAAGCCATGTATTACTCCTTAAATTTAGCTTTATATTGTGCAAAAGCATCTTGCACTGTTTTAAATAACTCAGGTTTCTGCGACTTCATTCTGTCGATTCCCGCCTGATTCTTTTTCCAAAAGCTAGACAATTCTTTTAAGTCTTCGCACGTTTCACCAAAGGTGATCAATACTTCGGCTAATGGCTCAAGATCCTCATCTATCTTCTTAGGAACTGGTTCGATTTTTGCTACTGGTTTGACTTCTACTGGCGCAGATCCAGTAACCGCATCAAGGGCATCATGCTCAACAATAGCAAGCGCAGTGGTATATAAATACCTACGTTGATATGTTTCGCAAGCACCAATGTTTTGAACTTCATGACAACCTTTGAGGTTCGCAGTGCCCATAGGGGAAGTAAAGGTAACTGAACTTCCATCTTCCACATCATAGACCACCATAGTCGCTAAATCTTCGGTAAAAGATATAGCATCAATCAATCCCACTTCGTTGAAAATTGATTGCACTGCGGGGAGAAAGTCTCCCAACTCAAAGTACTTATAGCCCGCAAACTTGTTATGACCTGACTTGGTCAACTCTGTTGCTTGCAACTTAATGCGGGCATCAATTAGTTTTTTATACACTTTCATTTTCTTCTTTCTAAAATGGGTAGGTTTGCTTCTGTTGGTACATAGATAACCTGATTACTTGTGTGTTCAAGATTGTTGACAAACAAATAACGTAAGTAAGCTTCATTGTTAGTAAGTGAATCTCCAATAATTTTGTTTGCTTTTGCAACACCCTCTGCTCTCAACACTTCGGCATCGGCTAAAAGTTTGGCAGATTCCATCTTGGCATGAGCCTCTTGAACTGCAACTTGTTTTGAATAATTTGCTTTAGCTAATTCAGCCTCGCCCTCCATCCTCTGATGGTAGACGTTATACATCGGCATACCACTCATACACCCACCGACACCAAGAATTGCTACGCAAGCTATGCCCGCACCAATTTTTATAAAACTTCTAATTTCATTATCCATTTTCTATTTCCTTTTTTAATGTTGCTTGATACTGACTACACCATTGCGATACTCCGCAATAATTTCCTGTACAACGTACTGCCTCACCTTTTCTAATTTCAATAAAAGCTTTATCTTTCTCAGGCATCTCCGCAAGTAATTCCTGAGCCTCTTCGTGTGTATCAAACACACGCACCGCAGTTTTACGATTCTCTTTCTTTACTGCATATTTAGTTTCACGTACCCAACGATCCTCTTCGGTACACAATGGAAGTTCCTCGTTCCAATCAGCACTCACTTTAGAATCACGATGCATCTCAATACGTTCTTTGATGAAATGCTCAACACGATCAAATGTCCACATCGGGATGTCGATTACTTGGATTTGAGATTGCGGATAGTTAGGCTTGACATCTGCCTCTCTGCGTGACCAATCCCGCACAAAAGCACAGATCTTTAAAGCCTTGACAGGAGTTCTCTTGACACGTTCAACAAGATACTTGTAGATGTTTTGTTGTTGCTCCCACTCAGGCTTGTCATGCATCAATGCCCATGCGGATGTGAACTTATAATCGGTGATAGTAATGCCATCTGCATCGTTCTTTTGCAAATCAATAGCACCTGAGAGAATGATGTCGTTGACCTCAACGGATAGACGTTCTTCATTGGTATGACCCTCCACTTCAGAGCGTTCTGCTACAACGTGCAGAGCAGTGCCTAGGAGCATCCAAAGCATATCGGATACATCTTGCTCAATCTCAGCGTAATGCTTGCGCCTGAGCCTCTGTATGCGTGGCGGGGATATGATTTCTGTAACTGAATAGTCAGAATCACCCTTTGTGTAGTAGTCTCTACTAGCAAGAGCCACTAGTGTTTCGGGTACATTATGTATATTGGTAATCTTCAACTTAAGCCTCCTCTTTAATACGAACTTCAATACTAATACAACTTTTTTAAAAATGCAAACACTATCCTTAAAAATATTTGGCGAACCCGCCAGTAAAGCAAATTCACGTAGGCAAGTCTTTGCGGGCGGTAAGTCAATGTTTATCAAGTCTGCAAAGGCATTGTCGTATGCTAAAGCGTTTAAACTTCAAGCAAATAACCAGAAACAACAAATGTTTTCTGGGGACGTGGTGGTAACGATTCGTATTTGGTACGCATCTCGCAGACCTGATTTAGATGAAAGTCTGATTCTAGATCTGTTGCAAGACGTGGCATATGCCAATGATCGTCAGGTAAAAGAAAAGCATATTTACTGGATGGGAGTGGACAAGGAAAGCCCTCGTTGCGAGATAGAAGTGTCTCCAAGGGTATAAAAAAAGCCACCTTTTTTAAGGGTGGCTCTCCGACCTACTGGTCTAACTTTATCAGGAGGCTTAATTCTTGAGGAAAGTTGTTGTAATTATACACAAAGTATTTAATAATGGAATTGTTTCATGTGTATTTCCTTTAGGTTAGGTTTGAGGACACTTCGGTGTCCTCTTTTTTTGGACTCGTGGCACATGGATGTTTAAACTTTACGCTGTTAGCCCGGCTGCGAAGCGCTGCGCCTGGCTGTGGCAAACATGTTTAAACTTTCTTATTAGGATTTACCCATGCTTGCACCAAAACTTCTTGCAAAAAGTATACGAACTTCATTAACATGGAATCCTGTTTCATTCAGCGATGAAAAACACTAGGGGTGAAACAGTTATTGCTGATACTAGGGTTAGTGCATTAGAGATCAGAAAAGGGTGGCGAAGAAAGAACCCTTTGCACGAAAAGTCTTTCGGGTCAATCGATACCAACGTGGGCATAGATTGTGAAGGCAACCTAGTTTAGGCTAGGTCTGCCCTCCTCCAAGAGGGCAGTACATAGAAACAATATATATAGGAATACTTATGCCTTACGTCAACAAACCAAGACCATATAAAAAAGAATATCAACAACAACGTGCAAGAGGTGAGCAACCCGAACGTGATGCACGTGCAAGAGCAAGATACGCAGTAGATAAAAAAGGTGTGGACAAAAACCACAACGGAAAAGCGGATATGCGTGAGGGCAAAGACATCGATCATGTCGTGCCTCTATCTAAGGGTGGAACTAACTCACCTAAAAATTTAAAGATCAAATCCAAATCAGCGAACAGATCTTTTACCCGCAACAGTAATCACACTGTTAAAATAAATAAACCAAAAACCAAGTAGTAAGTAGGAGGCTTAATGAATTCTGTTGCAGAATTAGTTTCATCTTTGCGTGTTAACGATTCAGATCGTGTTCATTGCCCTGAGTGTTCACAGGAAAGGAAAAAATACAATATCAAAGATTTAGCAATACATCGCAAGGATGATGGGTGGAAATATTATTGCCATCACTGTCAGACTGCGGGCTTTGTGCCATTTAAAAAATATACTAACCAACCTATCTATCGAGCGGAGAATAACGTGATACCAATGAGAAATCTTGACACAACAAAACTAGAAACACAACATTACGACTTTTTAAAATCAAGGGGGATCTCCGCAAAAACTGCGGAGGTTATGAAATTATTCTCCGCACAAAAATATTTTCAAAAGTTAGAAAAGAAAACAGATGCCATCGGTTTTCCATATTTCAGAGACGGCAAATATGTATCAGCAAAATATCGCAGTATTGTTGAAAAAGATTTTGTACAAGATTTAGGTGGCGCACAGGATTTTTTTGGGATTGATAACATCGATGTCAACGAGCCAGTGGTCATTGTTGAGGGCGAGATTGATGCATTAACTTTGATGGAGTGCGGAGTAAAGAATGTACTCTCAGTGCCAAGCGGTGCGCCCATGAAAGTTTCAGATGGCAAAGTGGATGCCTCAGAGGATAAGAAATTTTCTTTTGTTTGGAATGCGTTTGACATATTGAACAAAGTGCCTTACGTCACGATTGCAACCGACACCGACACTGCGGGTCAGGCTCTTGCTGAGGAACTGGCTCGAAGGATTGGTAAAGACAAGTGCCGTATTGCTAAGTTTGACTACAAAGATTTGAACGAAGTCTTTTTAAAAGAGGGAGCGGACTTAGTTAAACAGATTATTGATAAGGCAGAGCCGTACCCAGTAGCGGGCTTGTCCTCCGCCAGCAAGTTCTCTGATCGTTTAAATGACTTATGGGGAAAAGGTACGGGAAAAGGAATTTCCACAGGTTACTCAAACGTAGATGAAATTTACACAGTGGCTCAAGGACAACTCACTATCGTGACAGGCTATCCATCTTGCGGTAAGTCTAACTTTGTAGATCAACTAATGACTAACCTTGCCAAGGCGCATGATTGGAAGTTTGCGTTGTGTTCGTTTGAGAATCAACCCGAAGTGCATATCTCACGCTTGATGGAGATCTACAAAGAAAAAAGATTTTTTGATGGCAGTAATCGCATGAGTGAAGATGAAAAGAAAGAGGCATTTGAATTCGTTGAGAATCATTTTCTTTTCTTGGATTCAGAGGGAGCAGAACCCGCCACGATTGAATCAATCCTAGAGCGAGCAAAGGTTGCGGTGGTACGCATGGGTATCAGGGGATTAGTAATCGACCCTTATAACTACATTGAAAACAAAGGCGGTCAAGCGGAGCATGAATTTATATCAGGAATGTTGACCCGCATCCAAGCGTTTGCTAAAGCTTATGGGGTGCATATTTGGTTTGTGGCGCATCCCTCCAAGATCACCCGCTCAGGAATGGATCTTCCAAGACCTGATGGCATGGCAATCAGTGGATCGATGGCATGGTGGGCTAAGGCTGACTGCGGTATTACCATCCACAGAACCAAGGATCATGGGGTAGAACTTGCGGTATGGAAGTGTCGCTATCGTTGGATCGGTACACAAGGGGAAACAACTTTGGGTTACAACAAGGTCACAGGCACATATTACGAGCAAGAAGCATTCTAAGTTTCACGTTTAAACTAACAGTACATTCTGGCGTACCTGCTGGTTAGAGTTAGAAAGTTTAAACGGCTAACAAATCCTGAAGCAAAAAAAATCCCCCCGATGACCGAAGTCAAAGGGGGGTTTTATTATTTTTTAAAAGTTAATTTTTCTATGTGATCCCAAACCGCATTGACATAACCCTCTATGTCATCATCAGGACAATCAAACCTCATGTCAATCAAAGTATCAAAAGCTTGATTGAAATTTCTTAAAGCCTCTTTGTCGCTAATCTTTTCTGTCTCAAGCAAGTGCTGAACAGACATTACATTTAATACAACACTATTCAAACGCAATCGGTTTTGTGTATCCATAAGTCCTCTTAGTAATTTTCAACCGCACGATCAACCATCTCTTTTACTTCTATATCAAAAGCTGAATACAGGATTGACAAGATTGTTGGGTTGTCATCCTTTGCAAGGGCTTGCATTAATTCTTTTTGCAATGGATAAATCTTGTCATGCAGATCACAATTCTTTGGATCAACACCACCCATTCTAAGATCACGCATGATGCACTCATGCTCTTCATCCCAACGATCTTCATCGTCACCACTTTGATAATCTTCAGCACATCTTTGCAACCAACGATCAGGGTTGATCATTTTTTATTCCTTTCATTTAAATAATCTAAAGCCTCTTGACTTAACTCCAACTTTACCGCTTGATTGGTTTTATTTTTAAACTCATAAGGTGTGTGTCTCCCACCATGTTTCGGTGTATAGGAAAGCACCTTTACCACAGGATTAATTGGTTTAATTTTCATCACGCTCCCAGTACGCAATTGGTACGCTACGTGCAATTTCAATTGCAGTCATTGGACATGGCGCACTAAATTTAATTTTGTATTTCATCCCATCAATGTCACCACGAATAAGATGCAACACCTTTTCCTTGGCATCGTTTTGCTCGATGCATTCAGCGGATAAGTTATTCATTGCAAGCCCTTTCTGAGCGTAACTCCTCCTCTTCATCATCGCCATAGTCATCATCGTTGTAACGCTCTTCCCAATAATCGATGAACTCTTCTACTGCTTTACTGGTATACACAGGCACATAGTTACTTACATCATTGACTGTGCCGTCATCCCAAGTTAACTCCAACTTCCATGATTTAATTTTTGACATAATCACCTTTCGTTTTTAAATACTGGATCAAAGGATGGATGCACAGGATCTTCTTCATCTGTTTCATCATCAGCAATTTCATCAAAAATATCCTGTTCTATACCTTTTGCCCACTCGTTTATTTGAGCATCACTCATACCCTCAAAAACCATATCTACTAAATCACTTACAGGAGTGGAATACATAACATCAAGCATGTGATCTACAACGTGTTTTGGAAAACGTCTTTCAAGTTCAAGTACATTCATTATTAAGCCTCTCTTTATTAATGGATTGTTTCATCTTCATGATCAACTTCTGCGTAAACTCCACGCATAACCCTTGCAACATAACTAAGCACATGTTCAGCGTTTAAACCGCCCATGCAACTTGCGTTAGCCAACAACAAAGCCAACACTGTAACAACAGTGTCAGCATCTTTCCCAGTGAGGGAATTTCCCACGCTTTCGATCAGGTCAGGGAACTGGTCAGAATCGTCTTGCATATCACCCCCAATGGGGGGCATCGCCCCCCGCATTAACGTAACTCTTTGAGCAACTTGTTGAACGATGCAGATGCAAGACCCTCTACATTTTGCACGTTCTGTGCGTTGTCAAAGCACTGAGCAACCTTAGTGTAGCCAATACCTATAGCTATGATTTTAATACCAAGCTTATCAGCAACCCCTTGAAGATGTTGCATGTGAACCTTGTCATAGCCATCGGCATCAGTCAATAAGAACAGTATCTTACGATTCTCTTCACGTCTCGCTAGATCCTCCAGTGTCAACGAGATAGATGAATAATCAGGGGTACTAGCATGCGCCCAACCATGCATCGATCCAAGCTTGGCTGATGCCTTGGTTAAGGAATCTTTCCACGTCTTGAATGGTATGAACGTAGTGCGCTCAATTGGTGTTACCAAGTCATGCTTGAGCGTATTGCTAGTCCATGCATAGTCATTACCCTTGCCACCGCAAAAGCCTGTCACGTTGTATGCAACGCTAGACTTATCAAGCAACTTAGCCAACTGAATGCATACCGCTTGAGCGGTTTGTATACGACCATCAGTACTCATAGAACCTGAGCAGTCAACCAGTACGCTGACCGCAGACTTCTGAGCCTCGATGTGGTGACGTTTGCTGAAGACGTTCGTACCGCCAGTAGCAAAGCGTGTGAAAGCCTTGCGATCTAAGCGACCTGATTCCTCATGCGTTGACCAACCCATCAAGTCAACCGAACGCAACAGGCGCATGATGTTAGAGCGGGTAGCACCCAAGCCGTTAGGCTGACTGCCAAAGTGAAAAGAAAAATTTGATTCGCATTGTGCTTTATTGAAAGCCATATTAACTCCATTCAAAAATTGCATACTTAGGTTTACCAACTGATGGACGTGCCTTACCACTATCGACAGTAAACGATTCGTCTTTCATCTCACGCTCGATAAAGTCGCTAGGCTCAACATCACGACCGCCCTCGAAGTCAGACTTGCCACGACCTTTGTTAGGCTTGTCATTAGGCTTATCAGAAGGCTTATCAGAAGGCTTATCGCTAGGCTTGTTGCCCTCGCCATTACCCTCTCCCTCGCCCTCGCCCTCTTCATCACTGGGCTGATCACCACCCTCAGTAGGCTCACCATCATCACAAGGCTGACCGCCAACTGGTGGCTCTTCATCATCAGGTGGCTGAGGTGGCTCAGGCTCTGAGGTTTGTTGCAAACGCTTATACAACTCAAGCGCAACGTCAACGATCTGCTGAGTGTTACGTGCAGACTGCGCCTGTGCCAATGCCCAGTGCAAATCAGCAGACCAAGGCGCATCATTAACGATGCTTGGCACATTGATTGCATAGCCATTTAAACGTCTACCCTCTACGGCAAGTAGGAACGGCACGTTCTTAATATCAAGCGCATCAACGTACCCATCCTTACCAAGTACTGAGTTAATCAAATCCTCGAAGAGAGCCTTGCTATTGGGAGCGTAACCTGATTCGATTACTTTACGCTCGATGCGAGGATCTTCAAGCCCATTGATCAAGTTACTAACGAACCCGCCATGCTCACGTCTTGCAACGTCCCAAGGCTGATTGTCAGTGAACCATGCATGACCCAACTCATGCACTGCATAAGCAATCAGATTATTGAAACGCTCACGTGATACCTGAGCAACTTCATTGATTGCGGGAAAGATTACCTTGGCATGTAACGCACTGCCATTGCGCTCAAATGAAATACCCGCAGTAGTACCGCTCCACAAAAACTCTAGCCTATCGAATGCACGACCAGTGTTTTTGAAGATACGTTCGAGTGTCGATTCGACACCACGTTTAGCATGAATAGCAAGCATTAAACCCCCTTAGATAAATAAGATTTCAAATTGTTAACGTCAATCGTTGCGCTATAAATGCCACGCAACTCAGCCTCGCAATCAGCGGGATACTTATTGACCACTGCGCTATTAAACGCAAGACCAACAGGCACACCCTTGGTGATAGCACGTGCCCAAGCAAACAACGAGCGCAAGCTTGGTGGCTGAGTAAGAATACCCGCACGTGCTTTTTCACGTGCAACATTAGCAAACTTGACTAGCACCTCAGTCGCATCAACTGGCAAGCCTGTGCGCTTGCTGATCAATGCAGTCTCTTCAGCTTGTGGCAAGTAATTGAACTCAAGCGTGTAGCTAAAGCGATCAATGAATGCAGTGTTCTGATCACGCACACCCGCAAAGTTACCTGACTGATCACCATAGCCGTTCGAGTTATCAGCGCAAAAGAATGCAACATGCGATGCAACAGGAATACGCAAGCCCGAATCAGCAATCACAATTGAACGATGCGGACTGCGCTCGGTAGGGGCATGCAGAGTAGCAATAGACTGCGCTCTAGCAAAGCCCAACTCGTCAAGCAAAATGATTGCACCCGCATGTTGAATTGCTTTGGCAATCACACCCTCAACGAACACGCACTCGTTAACACCTTTAGCGTTCGCTTTGATTTTGTCAGCACCGATAAACTCAGCACGTTCCATTGCCTCGTCAAAATTTACACGAAACAATCTGCGACCAAGGCGATTAGCAATCTGATTTACGAACTCAGTTTTACCAGTGGAACGCTCACCCGCAAGCCACACGTTATCGGGTAGTGAATCGTCAAGAGCGCATAAAGCCTGATGCAGATTACGTGGATTAAAAACGTAATCAGCAACCAACTCAGGCGCATTAGGATCGTCCCATACCTCAACCTCAAGACCGCTGAAGTCGACATGCTCACCCTCGAAGTCATAAGACAACTGCTGACCCGCAAACACGTCACGCACTGGCTTACGTTTAACTTTAGGGATTGACTGAGCAACCTTGGCTACGACTTCTTTAGGGGAACTGGCTCGAAAAGAATCAAATAGCTTGGACACCTCAGTGCGAATAGTGTCGGCAATCAACTTGGCATCAGGTGTTTCTACCGCATCGACCTTAGCATTTAAACGTGTAGCCAAATCGCTAAACTGCTTATCGATCTGTGTCGATTGACTGAGCGCACGATCAAGATTTGCATCGGCAACCTTACGGATTGCCTCAACCTGAGCGAGAGCATTGGTCACCTGAGTTTGCGCCTCGATGATCTGCTTACGCACGTCATCAGGAATGCCCACAGATGCGACAGGCGAGGCTTTCTTGGCACGAACCTGATCAACACTGACGATGCCATTGTTGATCAAGCCGATCACCGCAGAGACTGCCTCAGTCTTGTTGGTGGTGGTGATGACATTGTTCTCAGCGAGAACAGTATTGAGAACACCCAAAGGTGTAAGTGAAATTGTTTTTTCGATATTCAAGGTAAGCCTCCTGTGAAATTAAAGTGAAAACTGAGTGCCATCAATCGGGCAATCAGGTAAGCCTTGATCAGCCCATTTACTAGACAGGCGAATCGTGTAACCGCAGTGTGGGCACGATGCCTTGAGCATACGTGTCGACTGCGTTTTATGAGTACTACCCACATTTAAACGAGCATGCGGATACTCGCCCAATGATTCGATCAGATCCTTAAAGGCATCCTTGAATTTCTGACCCGCAACAGTGGAAGTCGGCTTGCCCTCAAGCCAAAGCTTTTTAACGCACAAGGGAAAGCGACCACGATGCCCATCGCCATCAGTCGCAGAGTGCGCCAACTCGTGGCATAGCACTGCGAATACCTCGACAGGATCGTCAACTACAGGCGAGATCAAGATCTCGTGGGTGGCATCGTCCGATGCACTGGAAGACCAATGCTCACCGATGGATTTGTACAGGCTACGTGCCCGTTTGGATGGGAAACCGCACGTCACACGAATGTGTGCGGGTAATGGAAAGCCGTTCGCATCGAATATGGAACGCAACTCGGTTACGGCTGAGTTAAGCCACTCTTCACGAGTACTCATTGTGCAACTCCTTTATGTTTAGTTTTACGACTGTATTTGCGGGGGGTATGGCTACCCGCACCGCAACGCTTTGCATGTTTAGCTACAAAATTTCTAGGCATAAAGCCCTCCTAAGTTTGATGTTAATTTTGGAATGCCATCAAGCTTGCGCTTGACCTCATCCAAGGTTTTTCCAAAAAAGAAAACAGTGTAATTGGTTGGGTGCTTTGCAACCCACTTATAAAGCGGGTTGCCAATCACACGTTCAATCTGATAGGTAACCCTGTCGTTGCCTATGCCGAAATACTCAACGTGTTCCAAGCCCTTTTGAAAATTAATTTTTTTCCAAATGCCATGTGGAATTTTTGCCATGATTGAACCTCCAAAAAAGTTAGATGCAAGGCGCATCCTCATGCCCCCCAAGGGAGGCATTGAGATGGGCACTGCTACGAGTTAAGCCACTCGTCAAAGCTTTTAGGATGGGGATCATCCGTATAAGCCAAGTAACACTGGTAACGATCCCACAACTTACCTTGATATTGCATAAAGCCTCCGATTAGTGAATTAAAAAATGATTGGCAATGGCAATCAAAATATTGCCCACCACCACTGCAACAACGATGCCAACTGCAAGCCTGATAAGGTGATCCATCACACCTCCTCAAATTGAACGAGCGGATCAAGTTTGATCAACTCACGTGACACCTTGATCAGGCGGTTGTACTTAGCCTGTACCTGACTGCGAGACAACTCACCATCGCATGTCAAATTCTCAGGCGATAGTTCAAAGTCAACTTGCCTTGCTAACCGCTGACGATCAGCGGGATCAGACAAGTCATAGGGTGGTCTACCAACAATGGCATTCCATCCATTTTTTTCTGCTACAAAGCGTACTAATGCGCTCATAAAAGCCCCCTTACAGTGAAAAGAAAAAGTTTGCGGGAATAGCACCAACCTTGGTATCAGGCTGATACTGCTCTTCAAAATGAACTACATGGAAACCCTCTACGTCAGTAGGGTAGTAAGAATGACGATTAAAGATCTCAACGATTGCTATTGGTGATTGAATAGACATGGTTTAAGCCTCCATAAAAGATGCGAGATTGCATCCTCTTGGACTTAGGTCAGACCCCGATAGGATAGGTGGGTGTCTAGTTAAAGCCCAATGAGATTAAATCTCAAAGAACTAGGGATCGCTCCCTGACTGCGCTCCCCTACCTTGTCACAGTAGGATCGTTGCTTGCCACGTCTCGCATCTCGTTCGGTTGCCTGATCCCATCAGGGGGCAGAGCCTACTAGCCTTTGACGCACAGTTTTAAGTCCTGATATTGACTACCCTCGTTTTAGATCTGACTGGTATCAGCGATCACCTCTTTACTTTATCCACGCACTAGGCTCTGACGTGTCGGTGGTTACTCACCGCTTTACTGCAACAACAGGCTAGATGTTAGCATGCAGATTTAAACGATGCAAGCATCAGTGTTGTTTAATCCCACACAACTTACTCAGGTATTAGTCTTACGTCTTATATAAGACTTGTATTGGCAATGGCTCAGGCAATGAGCCTTGACCGCCCGCTAACCCGCATGGTTACTGGATTACTAGAGATCTCGTACTAGCATAGGGCTTAGTACCATACAAGCATCAAATTGAATACAGAGCGATCTGATGCGTTTTAGAGGCATGTACATAAACCCAGTGCATTGAATAAATAGTAGCAATCGGGTGGCTCATCGGGTGAGCCTGTGCGTAGCACGACAGTCGGTTTAAACACTTTGCGGTCTAGTGATAAGGGGATGTGATGGTACTAGATATAGGAAGTCACACTCGCATGCACTGGGAGCAGTCAACTGACAGTACTGAGAACGATCAGTGAACGATGCACGAACCTTATTGACATGCAGTGTTTACACAGTCAACATGCATTGGAATACATGAGTACAAACCAACTTAAGGATCGACATGAAACAAGCCAGTCAAGTAATTAATCAGCATGCATTGAGCGATAGCACAGAAAATGCGAACAGTGATAGCACATTAAAAGCGGGGCAAGACCCCGAAGGGATGCGGTCAGCTATTGATGCATTAGAGATAAAGGTAAAGCGTAATGGACTACCAAGAGGTGTGAAGGATCAAGATAACGTAGAGGCATCAGGCAGAGATAAAAGACTAAGCCCAAAGGCTATGCTATTCGCTCAGTATGTGATGGAAGGTCACACACCATTGCAAGCATATGAGAAGTCTTATCAGCCTACTGGATCATCACGTAACACGATGATTAGCAATGCGAACAAGCTTATGAGAGATAGTCGAATCACTTTACTTTTAGAGCCGTTCTTTGAGGCTAAAAAAGAGATGATCCTTACTGACCAAGCAGTGACACGTAGACACGTCATGAAAGAACTACTCAAGCATGCAGATGCAGAGGACGTTCCAGTGAGTGCCAAGCTGAGAGCATTAGAACTAATGGGCAAAGCAGTTGGCATGTTTGTGGATAAGGTAGAGCAGAAGGTAGAAGAGATCAACGTGGACAGTCTCAAGGCTGAGTTGCAATCATCGTTGTCACTACTTAACAGTAGCAAGCATGCGAACTCATTAGGAACTGGTAAGAAGCACTGACACTGCGCCACTCCACCTCGAATCGTAGAATGCCGACCCCACGATACCCGCACCCCCATAATACGTGGACGCACCTAGCCGCCCTAATACGCTCTAATCCACTCCAACAATTACACACATATAGCTATACGAACGTTCACTACTCAATGTTTCACGTGAAACACCCCCACCCCATATCATTTTGTTTCCTACACCTAGTTTAAACTTTGTGGTAACATTTCAGGAACGTTTCGTTTTTGTTCCTAGGGGGGTATATATATTTTGAAAAATGAATTAGTGGTTAGTAAATTAAAAAACCTAATTCTGAGTCTGATGGCATTAGAAGCTGAGTTGCGTGGTAAAGAAAAAGAGTTGTTAACGGATGCAATACTAAACATTAGAAAATGCGTGGAGTTACTTAAATGAAAGCAATAGACCATTCAGAAATGGAATGCACTGTATGTGATGTAACTTTTTCTCTAGCGCTAGAAGGTGGCTGCGCTGGAGAGTTTGGAATACTGCCAGTAGCATTCTGTCCTACATGCCTTGCTTCTGCGGTAGATATGGTGCATCAATTAGAGGGATGGGAAGACGATGAAGAATGTCAATGAAATACTGGCATACGTTAAATTGCTGCCACATTCTGAAAGACAGCGTCTGGTAAGCCTATTAACTTTAATGTATTTGGTTAAGAGAGAAGAGGAACCCAATGACTGAACGTCAAATGCAGGTATTACGGTTTATAGAAGAATTTATCAAAATCAAAGGGTTTTCCCCTAGTTATATGGATATTGCTAATGGTCTGCAATTGCGGAGCAAATCCAATATCCACAGGTTAGTACATACTCTAAAGCATAGAGGGTTCCTAAAGATCCAGCCATACACTGTGCGGTCTTTAAAGCCTATTGATAACTCTATTAAAGAAATCACTAAGCTTTGAGTCTATTAACGCCAGATGAAATAAAGCAGTATTTAGAACTGCTAGACCATCTTCCTTCGGATTCCCCGCAGATTCCCAAGATTAAGATGTTGCTTGACGAAGACAAGAAAGAGCGTTGCCGTTTTCATTTCATTCCTTTTGTTAACAATATGTGGTCTGCATTTATTGCGGGTAAACACCACAAAGATATGGCTGATGCCTTTGAAAGGGTAGCTAATGGCAGTCTTAAGCGTCTTATTATTAATATGCCTCCTCGCCATACCAAGTCTGAATTCGCCAGCTATCTGTTTCCTGCATGGTATCTTGGTAGGTTTCCTGAGCGTAAAATTATTCAAACGGCTCATACAGCAGAACTAGCGGTGGGCTTTGGTCGTAAGGTACGTAACCTTGTAGCCACCTCTGAGTACCAAAGGGTTTTCCCTACTAAGCTGTCCTCAGACTCCAAAGCAGCGGGGCGCTGGAACACCAACAAGGGCGGTGATTATTTTGCGATTGGTGTAGGAGGTGCGGTAACAGGTAAAGGTGCGGACGTGCTGATTATTGACGATCCCCACTCAGAACAAGAAGCCATGCAAGGCACGGCTAACGTCTATGACAAGGTCTTTGAATGGTACAACTCTGGTCCTCGTCAGCGTCTGCAACCAGGTGGAGCCATCATTATTGTAATGACCCGCTGGTCAAAAAAAGATTTGACAGGTCAGATTCTACAGAATGCTGCCCAGCGGGAGGGCGATCAATGGGAGTTAATTGAGTTTCCAGCCCTACTTGCCTCTGGCAAACCACTTTGGCCCGAATTCTGGTCACAGAAAGAATTGGAAGCGATCAAGGCTGAATTACCTGTAGGCAAGTGGGAAGCCCAGTATCAACAAAATCCAACCTCAGAAGAGGGCGCAATCATTAAACGGGAAATGTGGAGAATCTGGGAAGAGGACGATCCTCCCTACTGCGAATACATTATTCAATCATGGGATACCGCTTTTGAAAAAAATAACCGTGCGGACTATTCCGCCTGTACTACATGGGGAATTTTTTACAAACCCAACGAAAATGGCGAGGAAACCGCCAACATTATCCTATTGGATGCGGTCAAAGAACGTATGGAGTTCCCAGAATTAAAAGCAAAAGCGTTTAACAAGTACAAAGAATTTAACCCCGACACCCTGATTGTAGAAAAAAAGGCGGCAGGAGCGCCCCTCATCTATGAGATGCGTAGGATGGGTATACCATTATCAGAGTATACGCCAGGCAAAGGAAGTGATAAGATAGCCCGTGTAAACGCTATTTCGGATTTGTTTGCTTCGGGAATGGTTTGGTGTCCTAACCGTAGATGGGCTGATGAGGTAATGGAGGAATGTGCTTCCTTCCCCAATGGCGACCATGACGACTTAGTGGATTCGACTAGCCAAGCCCTTTTAAGATTTCGTCAGGGCGGGTTTATTCGTTTAAACACGGATGAAAAAGATGAAATAAGAGAATTTAAATCTAAGCGGCATGCGGGTTATTACTGATGAAAGAATATTATGGCAATTGATAAAGCGCTATACCAAGCCCCAGAGGGCATCGAAGCTTTAGCTGAACAAGAACAACCGATTGAAATTGAAATCGAAGATCCAGAATCCGTCACCATTGGTATGGATGGATTAGAAATTGTCATTGAACCTGAAAAAGAATCCGAAGATGATTTTACTGCTAACTTAGCAGAGTACATGGATGATGGTCTTTTAGGCGAATTAGCTTCAGAATTGGTAGGTGATTTTGAAGCAGATATAGGCGCTCGCAAAGATTGGATTCAAACTTATGTGGACGGTTTAGAACTTTTAGGTTTGAAGATTGAGGAAAGAACTGAACCTTGGGAAGGAGCCTGTGGTGTTTATCATCCACTGCTTTCCGAAGCCCTAGTTAAATTCCAAGCAGAGACTATGATGTCTTTGTTCCCAGCAGCAGGTCCTGTACGGACAATTGTTATTGGTAAAGAAACCCCTGAAAAGAAAGAAGCTGCTTCTCGTGTTCAAGATGATATGAATTATCGCTTGACCGAAAAAATGCCTGAGTACAGACCTGAGACAGAAAGAATGCTGTGGGGTTTGGGTTTAGCGGGTAATGCTTTTAAGAAAGTGTACTTTGATCCCAATACGGATCGCCCTGCGGCAGTCTTTGTACCAGCAGAAGATGTCGTAGTTCCATACGGTGCAACCTCACTAGAGGCGGCAGAGCGTATTACCCACGTGATGCGTAAAAATGAAAACGACTTGCGTAGATTGCAAGTATCTGGTTTTTACCGAGACATTGATATTGGTGAACCAAACAACACATTAGATGATGTAGAAAAGAAAATTGCCCAAAAATTGGGATTCTCTGCCACTACAGATGACCGTTACAAATTGCTGGAAATGCACGTTGACCTTGATTTAGAGGGATACGAGCATAAAGATAAGGATGGTAAGCCTACTGGCATTGCTCTTCCTTACGTTGTCACAATCGAAAAGGGTAGCAATCAAGTATTAGCTATCCGCAGAAATTGGGAACCAGAAGATGATACGCACAAAAAACGGCAGCATTTTGTCCATTATGGATATATTCCTGGCTTTGGCTTTTATTGTTTCGGGCTTATTCACCTTATCGGTGCTTTTGCTAAGTCTGGCACTAGTATTATTCGGCAACTCGTGGATGCTGGATCACTTGCAAATCTGCCAGGTGGCTTTAAGACCCGTGGATTGCGTATCAAAGGTGATGACACTCCAATAAGTCCTGGTGAATTCCGTGACGTGGATGTTCCTAGTGGAGCCATGAAAGAGAACATCATGCCGCTCCCATACAAGGAGCCAAGCCAAACTCTCTTATCTTTACTTAATCAAATTGTGGAAGAAGGACGCAGATTTGCTAATACAGCAGACTTGCAGATTTCTGACATGTCTAGTCAAGCCCCCGTAGGCACTACTTTAGCAATACTTGAACGTACGCTCAAAGTGATGTCTGCGGTTCAGGCTCGTATTCACTTTTCCCTTAAACAAGAATTAAAACTCCTTAAGGGAATTATTGCGGAGAATACTCCTCCCGATTATGCATACGATCCTACTAGCGGTACTCGTCAAGCTAAGAGATCTGATTACGATAACGTGGATGTTATTCCTGTATCTGATCCAAATGCCTCTACAATGGCGCAAAAAATTGTTCAATATCAGGCTGTTTTACAACTAGCGCAACAAGCGCCACAGATGTACAACATGCCCCTATTGCACCGCCAGATGTTAGATGCAATGGGCATTAAGGATAGCGCCAAGCTACTCCCAATGTCTGAAGATCAAAAACCACAAGATCCTGTTACAGAAAATCAAAACATTTTGATGATGAAACCTGTTAAAGCGTTTATGTATCAAGACCATAAAGCCCATTTAACTGTTCATTTAAACGCTATTAAAGACCCAGAAATCCTCAAGATTTTAGGTCAAAGCCCACAGGCTCAGGCTTTACAGGCGGCTATGCAAGCCCACGTTAATGAGCATTTAGGTTTTGAATATCGCAAACAGATTGAACAACAACTAGGTATGAACCTTCCTCCACAAGAGGATGCTTCTGGAGAAGAGATCAATATGGATCCAGAAGTTGAGGCTCGCCTTGCACCACTTCTTGCTGAAGCCGCACAAAGAGTGCTTCAACAGAACCAAGCGAAAGCTGCACAACAGCAAGCGCAACAACAGGCTCAAGACCCAATCATTCAAATGCAACAACAAGAGTTGCAGATTAAGGCTCAAGAGCAGCAGCGTAAAGCTGCAAAAGATCAGGCTGACATACAAATCCGTCAGGAACAGATCGCAACTGAACGTCAACGGATTGCCGCTCAAACCCAAACTGAGATGGTCAAAACTGTTGCGGGCATAGAAGCTAAGAAACAGTCTGAAAAAATGTCTATGGGGTTAGATGTACTCAAACATATGTCTAATCAAAGCCATGAACATCACACTCAGAACAAACAGCTATACGCACAGGGCTTGCAATCGGCTCATGCATTGGCTAAACCTGAAAATAAACCTGTCAAAAAGGGGAATAAATGACCGCACTTGAAGTCTTAATCAAAAAAATAGACGAATTGATAGTGGCAAGTCAGGAAAGTATTGGAGAAGGGGTAGCCAAAGACTACGCTGAATACCAAAATGCGTGTGGTTTTATCAAAGGTCTGTGGACTGCACGTAGAGAAATAACAGATCTTGAACAAAAATTGGAGAACTCGGATGAGTGAAACTACCATTCTTATCGGCACAAACCCCGATAAGCCTGAAGTAGTAGGAGCAGTAAACTTTGCAGCTACAAACGCTGAAAAGGCAAGTCAGTTACCCAAACCATCGGGCTACCGTATCCTTTGTGCCATTCCTGAAGTAGAGGAATCGTTTGAAAGCGGCATCTTAAAGGCGGATTCAACCATCAATTTTGAAGAAAAACTGGCAACAGTACTCTTTGTGGTGGAACTAGGACCAGATTGTTACAGCGATAAAGACAGATTCCCTAACGGACCTTGGTGTCAAAAAGGTGATTTTGTCATTGTTCGACCTAACGCTGGAACCAGACTGCTGATTCATGGCAGGGAATTCCGAATGATTAACGATGACACCGTAGAAGCTATCGTGGATGACCCACGTGGTATCAAACGTGCTTAAAAAGGAGCAATAAAATGCCTGAATTTGAAAAAGATGACTTTAAATTCCCTGATGAAGTGGAAATTAAAGGTAAAGAAGTCAATTTTGGTGGTGAACAAGACAAACCAGACTTTGAAGTAGAGGTTGTCGAGGACGATATTAACCCAAGAGATCGAAATCGCACCCCAATGCCCAAAGAAATCGTGGAAGATTTGGATCGGGATGAACTAGACCAGTATGACGAAGAGGTAAAACAGCGTTTAGTGCAAATGCGTAAGGTTTATCACGATGAACGCAGGGAAAAAGAAGCTGCTTTGCGTGAGCAAAAGGAAGCTATTGAGGCTACAAACCGCCTTTTGTCAGAAAACAAGCGTATTAAAGAAATGCTTGCTACTGGCGAAAAGGAATATGTAGCTGCCGTCAAAACTTCGGTTGAAATGGAACTAGAAAAAGCCAAAAGTGAGTATCGTGAGGCTTATGAATCTGGCGAAACCGACAGAATGATGGATGCCCAGCAAAAAATTACCGAAACGACCATGAAATTGGATCGTGTAAATAATTTTAAGCTGCCCTCTTTACAAGAAGAGAAATTTGATGTACAAAGAGAGCAACAGTACCAATCTGTACCGAAGCCTGATGTAAAAGTGCAAGCGTGGCAAGAGCGCAACACTTGGTTCGGACAAGACGAAGAGATGACGGCTGCTGCATTAGGCTTACATGAAAAGCTTAAGCGGCAAGGCGTACAGATTGGATCTGATGAGTACTATGCGACATTGGACAAAACGATTCGCAAGCGTTTCCCAGAGAATTTTGGGGAAGAAGAGTCATTTAAGGAAATTCCTAAAAAGACTTCTACGGTTGTAGCACCTGCGACTCGCAGCACAAATGCGAAAAAAGTCAAATTAAGCACTTCACAAGTAGCACTTGCGAAGAAACTTGGTTTAACCCCTGAGCAGTACGTCCGTGAAGTAATTAAATTGGAGAACTAAAATGACTAAAAGAATTGATAGAGAAACAGATAACCGAGCAACCAGTGAGCGTCCCAACAGTTGGCGACCACCAGAATTGCTCCCAGAGCCAGACAAACAGGCGGGTTATATGTATCGCTGGATTAGAGTTTCAATGCTTGGCGCAGCAGATCCCCGTAATATCTCTTCCAAAATAAGAGAAGGCTGGGAGCCTGTAAGAGCAGAGGAACAACCGAGGTTTAAACTGCTAATCGATCCCAATAGTCGTTACCCCGACAATATTGAGATTGGTGGTTTATTGCTTTGCAAGACTCCAGAAGAGTTTGTGAAACAACGTGCTGAGTATTATGCCCAGCAGACACAAGCCCAGACGGATGCTGTAGACAATAATCTTATGCGCCAAAGTGACTCACGGATGCCGATTTTTAAAGAATCAAAATCTTCGACAAGCTTTGGAAAAGGAACTTAATTTTAGGAGATTTAAATGGCTTATCCTACAATATCAGCCCCTTACGGGCTAAAGCCTATTAATCTTATTGGCGGTCAAGTATTTGCTGGGTCTACACGTAACATTCCCATCCAGTACGGATATAACGTCAATATTTTTTATGGCGATGTCGTAGCATTGACTAAAGGTCTTGTAACTCGTATGGCTGTCACCGATGGTGGCGCAGGCTCTGCTGGTGCAGCGACTTATGGTCAAATTGGTATTTTCTTGGGTTGCACATACACTAGCCCTACTACTAAGCAGAAGCAATTTGCTCAGTATTGGCCCGCTGGTACATTAGCTGGCGATTGCCAAGCTATTATTTGTGATGATCCAGACACACTGTTTAAAGTTGCTGCTGTTACTGCCGCTGCTGGTACAACTATTGGTTCTGTAAACAACTTCCAAGTTGGTCAGAACTTTAGTGCAACCAACTTAGCTGGTTCAGTAAACACTGGTAACTCTTCAAACGGTTTGTTGGCAAACAGCAACACTACTGGTTCAGCTTCTACAACCCAGCCTTTACGTCTGGTTAGCGTAGTTCCTGATACAGCTATTACAAGTTCTGTATTGTCAACATCTGCTGTAACTTCTACTACTATTGCATGTACTGGTGGCTTATCACAAGCACTTCCAATTGGTACTGAAGTTGGTTATTTGGCTCCTAACGGTCAATATATTGCAACAGGTTCATATGTTTCAGTAGCTGCTGCTGCTGGCGCAACATCTGTAACAATTAATACCCAAGCCGTAACTGTTAACGCAGGTGGTGCAGCAGTAAGCGCAGTGTCAAGTATCGCAAGTGGCTCGACATTTGTATTCACACAATATCCAGAAGCAATTGTGAAGTTTAACTTTGGTATCCATAGTTATTACAACGCAACAGGCTCTGTATACAGCTAATCTAAGGAGTAATTAAATGGCTATTTCTCGTGCCCAACTACTAAAAGAGTTGCTCCCAGGTTTGAATGCATTGTTCGGACTTGAGTATGCTCGCTACGGTGAAGAACATAAAGAAATCTACGAAACAGAGACTTCTGAGCGTTCTTTTGAAGAAGAAACCAAATTGTCTGGCTTTAGCGCCGCCCCTGTCAAAAACGAAGGCTCTGCTATTCGTTACGACAACGGTCAAGAAGCATGGACAGCTCGCTACAACCACGAAACTATCGCAATGGGCTTCAGTTTGACTGAAGAGGCTATTGAAGATAACTTGTATGACTCTTTGTCTGCTCGTTATACTAAAGGT